TCTTTTAATGCACCCATGTTATTCCCCCTTAGATTTGTTTAGTCTGAACTCTGCATCTTCAATCGCAGAGTGACATACATTAATTAACTCACTCTCAAAACCATCAGCCTTAACTAAAAGACCAACAACTAAATTGTGAACCAGCAAGTAAGACCCAGCCATCGGGTCCATCATTTCCATATCCTTATCAACCAAGCAATCTTTTGCGTAGTTACGCATCATATTGACAGTTAAGTCAAAAGCCAGGTCGTTGTTGAAATCCATTTCAGATTCTTTCTTCACACTCATATTCATATTCTTCTCCATAAATAAAATAAATATACATTTAGTATAGCTATATCTGTTTACATGTCAAACAATTTAATATACTATCTAATATTAACTTTTGGAGAAGTAAATGAATAAAGAAGAAATGAATGAGTTAGTAGATAACAGTATGGCTCTTGTCTTGGATATGACTATGCGCAACAACCAGGCTTTATCTAAGTCAGCCTTTAAACCAAAGGGTTCTACTAATTTTAACAATGACCTTGTAGCTATGAAGAGACTCCAGGCTTTTGTTGAGTATATATATGCTCATCAGCCTAGTATGTTTGAAAGTGCTTATAGGTTTGCAAGTGAGTCAGTCGTAGACAATGAGTAATAAGATAAGGTTCTACCCTTTTAGGTCTTATGACGATAGGTTTGGCGTAAGATTTATACCCTATGACGCCACTAAGTTTGAGTTAAAAGCCATTACAGATAATCTTGATGCTAATGCCTTGTTTGATAAAATGAAGGCTAACTGCGAAGGATATGTACCTGCATATAATCCAGATAAAACTTATACAGAAAACTTACAAGACCTACAAGCAAAGTTAGGCTATTGGCCTGTACCCATTACACATCAATTTGTGTATGAAGATATACCTATAGAGTATGATGACGACTGGACAGAAGAAACAGCTACGCCAAACTATAAACACCGTTGGGAAATGGAAGAACATAAACACTCGTATTTCCCACCCAAAGATGATGAGGTTCCATTTTGATTAAATTAATAAAAAGATTAGATAGCTTTCTTGATAGAAAGTGGCGTGAAGTATGTGCCGTAATATTTTATATGCTAGATAAAAAAGTAGAAGAAGAAGATATTGATTGGCTCAATATGCAAAATAATATGGTTCAAGATAAGAACAACATCAATAAACTAAAAAATGTAACAGAAGAAAAAAAGGAGAAGAAAATATGGAAAAAATAACAGAACTAGAAGCATACCCGTTTGAAGAACGAGGAGATGCCTTAATATATGCAGACATACCCAACGAGGTATATCACTCTGAGGTAGGAATAAGCAGTAGTACCCTGCGTAAGTTTGGCAATTCCCAGCTACATGCTGTTAATGAAGTGCAAAAAACTACAGATGCTATGAACTTTGGTACTGCTGCTCACTATATGTTAGTAGAAGGAGAGGAAGTGTATAACCAAGAAGTTGCTGTGCTGATGGGTTCTCCTTATACCAAAGCATATAAAGAAAACAAAGCAGATATGTTGGAACGATACGATTGCGTTATTAAAGAGGTAGAAGATAACCATATCAAAGGTATGAAGGCCAATATTATTGATGAGGCTGACATGTATTTACAAGCAGAAGGCAAGTTACCAGAGGCTAGTTTCTTTTGGTATGAGGATAAGATTCTTTGTAAATGTAGACCAGATTTAATATGTCCACCTTTCAAAGATTTATATAAGCCTGGTGAGATATATGTTGTTGACTATAAAACAACTAAGTCTTGCGACCCAAAAGAATTTGCCGACTCAGTTAAGTATTGGGGTTATGACATGCAAGCCGCTTGGTATCGTAGAGGTATGGAGAAGGCTGGATATAGCGTTAAAGAGTTTGCCTTTGTTGCCCAAGAGAAGTTCCCTCCTTATGCCAGTAAGATATTTGTTATTACAGATGAGCAGATGGACAAAGCCTGGGACAGGATGCAAGTATTCTTAGATGCTTATAACAAATACTTATATGATGGTATAACTACTATTTATAATTCAGATAGTATTGTGACTTTGGACTTGGAAGATTAATGAAAAATTTTATTGACGAACTTTTAGGCAGATTTTTAGAATGGTCTTGGAAAAGAAAGGCAGAAAAATTATTTCGGAGAAAAAAATGAATGACCCAGTAAACCCTAATCATTATAAAGACGGCGCTATAGAATGTATTGACGCTATGGAGGCCAGTATGACACCTGAAGCTTTTGCTGGTTATTGCAAGGGTAACGTAATCAAATATGTGTGGCGTTACGAAAAGAAAGACCAGCTAGAAGGCTTGCTCAAAGCTCAATGGTATCTCAATAGATTAATTCAAAAAGTAGAAGAGCCGTCTATGGCTTCTTTGGAAGATGTTGAGATTGAAGAAATGGCTAGCTCAAGTATAAGCCAACACCTCTAATCTTTTTTGTGGAGGTTGATGAAATACTCAGCCTCTACAACAGCTAAGGTCTTAGACCTATTCCTCTTAATAATTACTAATGGTTGATGCTTTCCGCAGTTAGCAGAAGCTTGGTCGTATGCTTTCCAGATGTTTAAGGACTCCTGGCATTTACACTCAATAGAATAAGGAAAGGCATCTCTTGCCTCTTTACTCATAATAACATCTTCTCCACCAGCACCCATTGATGTTGATTTAACATTCTCTGGATGTATGTCTAGAAGTTCAATAAGTTTATCTCTCACCCATTGTTGGAGTTTGCGACCTTTTTGTTTTGCTGATTGTGGTTTCATAATTAAATGCTAGGTTGGGCTTTTGAGAAGTATTTACGGAGTTATACGATTACCCTATAGACCCCTAGCGGAGCCTGTTATTTTATAAAGAAGGTTTAGCTGGCTTGCTAGTCTCCGCTGCAGCCATACTTGGTGGAATCTCTACCTTCTTAGGCGGAGCTATTCCATCTCCCTTCGGAGTTCTAAAAGCAACTATCTCATTTTGTGTATCTGGATAGCTAGGATTGTCACTCTCTCTTTCAGAAAAAGTACAAACCATATTTTTGCCTTGTAAGTCTTCTGCATTTACAGGTGGAGTATCAAGTCCAACAGCAGTAAGCAAACGTTTAAAATCAGAAGCTGCGTAGCCTCTAATTAATTCTTGCTTCTCTTTGTCTTCATTTGTATACCAAAGGCTAAAGTATTTTCTAACAATCCAACCATTAAATTTTGGCTCGTTATGTACCTTAACTTCTAGTTTAATACTCTCATTACCAGCAGCAGATACATGTTTAGTACATTCGCTAATAATACAATTATAATCACCTTTCGGTATATAAGAGGATGATTCCTCTCTCTCAGATTCTACGTTTGTAAAATCAATTCCATCAAAGTCAGACATTATGCTTCTCCTGTAAATCCTAACTTGTTAATAATATGTGATAGGTTAGGTTCCTCTAGGGCTTCTAACTTACCACTCCTGTCCTTAGCAATATAATTAGCGCCAAGAGTTGTTTGCAACCATCTTTCGGTTGTCTTTTTTCCTTTCTCATCTTCGGTATCAAATGTCCTCAAACATAACACTTCATCAAAGAAATAAGGAATTTGTGTAGGTAGTTTTGCTCCAACCATCATTGGTTGATAGTGCAACATACCAGTAGATTCATCTCGCACTTCTTGCTGTTTAGCAATAAATACAACATGTATTGGAAGGTCCCTAAATCTACGCATCGTCTTAGTCATTATTTGAATGACCTCGCCATACGCTTTTCTTGGGTCTTTACTTTTCTTCAACTCGTTGCCCAGAACAATCTCTGACATTTCTGTCACGCTGTCTAAACAAACGGTATCGTAGTCTAGCTTACCGCTTTCTAGTAACTGTGCAATTTCTTCTATTTCAGCTGCTTCTTTGACTTCAATAGCAGTCACGTTCGTAGCATCTTTAATAGATAGAAGTCCAGCCTCCATACTTACAACAAGGGTCTTGCCTGGAACGGTCTGACAAAGAGTTGTCTTACCAGCTCCAGAGATTCCGTAAACCAAAAGTTTAGCACCTTGCATTTCGACCAACTCGCTAGGGCTTTTTATACGACTTATAATATCGCTCATATCATTTCTCCTAAAGATAAAATAATAGTATACAGATAAAATTTATAACTGTATACTTTTAGTTCAAAATAAATTTATTACAGAAAGCAACTATGAGCGAAGTCAATAAAAATCAATGGAAAGTGAATTATTTATACAGGCTAAAGCAGTTATGTGATAAAGATTTAGAATCTTTATATGCTAACAAACTAGAGCCAGAATACAAGGAGAGAGAAGTGAAACGTATATCTTTAAAAGATTATATTGCCTATATAGGCAACGCTGGAGCAGCAAAATTATTTGAATGCTCTGAAGCAACAGCAAAGTCCTGGAGATATGGTAGGCGTCAACCTTCTATAAAACAGGCTAAAAAGATAATCAAAGCAGCAGACGGAAAGCTAGACTTTGAATCTATCTATGGACCACTTGAAACTACTTTTGAAGAATAACAGAAGTGTTCAACGTCAAAGCAACAGCAGAAGACTCTGCGTTGGATTTAGCGCTTGCCTATGCAGAATCAGGCTTTAGTGTAGTACCTTTACTACGTCATAACAAAGTCCCTCCAAGAGAACTTGGAAGCTGGGAAAGATTCAAGAGCGAACAACCAACGACAGAAGAGATAACTAAATGGTTTCAAGGCCGCGATGATTTAGTCGTAGCTTTAGTGACTGGTAAGTTTTTAGTTATAGATGCAGATACCCCAGAAGCAGTCACGTGGGCTGCAAATAATTTACCTGTTACACCTTTAAAGGTAGCTACTGGTAAGGGTATGCACTATTACTATAACAACCCAGAAAATTTTACAACTTATGTCGCTCGTAGAGTTACTGGTTATGACCCAGAAAAACTCATTGATATAAGAGGCGTTGGTGGCTTGATTATTGCCCCCTATAATATTCATGCTACTGGCGCCATCTATGAACCACAAGTAATACCAGGTTGGGAATTGCATGATACAGGTGACTTGCCAGACTTCTCTCGTGAAGACTGGGTAAAGGTAACTGGCGCAGACAAGATTAACGGCAAACCTATAGCGACACCTCTCTCCCTTGAAGCCGCCGCTGAAGGAAGCCGTAATGATACTGCAGCTAGACTGGCAGGTTATCTGATTGCCAAAGGATTGAATACAGACTTTACTCAATTCTTTTTGCAGTCTTGGAATAGAGGCAACAAACCACCTTTAGAAGATTCAGAGATAGCTACAACTGTAAGTTCTATTATGAGAACCCATGAGCGTAAGAATCAAGCTGCTCCTAGTTACATATCTAAAAACAGGATAATAAAAGAACCAAGTGAGTTGTATAACCCTCCAGGAATTATTAAGGACATCTATGAATATTCAGAGCAAATAGCTCAAATATCTCAGCCAGGATTAAGCCTGCAGTCAGCCTTGGGTGTAGGTTCAGTTGCTGCTGGTCGTATGTATAAATCAGATATGAATAACTTTTCATCTTTGTATTTTATGTGTATTGCAAAATCTGGTCAGGGTAAAGAAAATACTAAGACAGTTATTGAGTCTGTGTTAGATAGTTCTGGCCATGTAGATTTGATGGCTGGAGATGGCTATACATCAAGTGGAGCTGTCTATAGTTTGTTGCGACACAAACCGACGCACATAACTGTAATGGACGAGTTTGGTAAAAGATTAGAAAGTATAGCCAAGTCATCCAACTCTAATAAAGAAGACGCCCTGCAAGCTCTGATGGAAGCCTGGGGTCGTTGTCACGGTACTATCAGACCTGATAACTACTCTTTAATGAATATGTCTAGCAAGCAACAACAAGAAGCTATGGATAGGTCAACAATTAAACCAGCTATAACACTTATGGGTATGAGTGTTCCAAAGAATTTTTACGGTGCTTTATCTACAGGCAGAATTGTAGATGGATTTTTAAATAGGTTT